TAAATTTAAGTGTAAGATGATTTTCTAACTTTCTTCTATTAGCAAATGAATCATCTATTAACTCATAGATGCCACGTCTAATTTTCCAAGGATTATTAGCCATACCCTACCTCATCGTTTTAAACTGTTTTCCTCTCTCTTCAAAATATGCTTCCTTAGCTTCCCTCATCTCTTTGTATTCTTTTGCATCAGCTTTATCCTTTGGGGATTCATAGGTTGCTGTACCTGTAAATTCTTTTGCCATTAGCTGATATGATTTAAAATAAGTTGTTCTCTGGCATGGTTACGTCCATATGTCTGACGCATCCATCTTTGCCAATGACTGCTACCTTTGCCCTGATTACACGCTCTGCAGGCGGGGACCAAATTGCTTGTAAGGCTCTCTCCACCGTTTGTTTTAGGTTTGACATGATCAAGTGTAAGTTCATTAATTTCATAGTTATTTCCACAATAAACACATGTACAATTGAAGTGCTCTTTAATAGCTCTTCTCCAGAGCTTTCTGGCTTCTGAATTTGTCATGGTTATTAGGTTGTATAAGTAGTGTTCAGGGGTTGGTAGTAGTGGGGTCATTTACGAATTTTAAGTCTGCTTTTACGGTTAATAGATGGAGACTGTAGCCTTCCTTTGGTGGTACTCCCTTTATAGTGAGCAGCATCTTTGCCATCACCATTACCATAAGTACCTAGTTTTCTATTAAGCTTATTAGCGTTCTTTTTAATCGCACTACCCTTTGCTGTTTTTTGATATGCGCTTTGTTGTTTAAGCCTTCTTTTACGAGCTTCAGGATTCTTCCTGTAATACTCAGCTGTGCTTCCTGCCATAAAGTCTGCTCTGTACTAGTTCGGGATCTACCTTTGGCATAACGGCTGCAAGTTTGGCTAATGGATTACCCTCATATGCAATACCGCTAATATCATTTGTTTTAAGCCAATCACAGGCTGCTTTTAAATCTTGAGTAGAAGCTTCGCCACTTTTGACCCGTTTTAGAAACTCAGTCGTGACAAGGTTATGCAGCTCGTTAAATTGGTCTTCAGTGGCTCTGTTCTTCATTCGTCTTTAATTCCTGGGAATAAGTTTCGTCTAACTATCTCTACTGCTTTATCATCAATAGTATTATCAGTTGATTTTGCATAAGCTTCGAGAAGCTGAATGATCAAATTCTTCACTGCTGTAGTGGAGAGAAATGTCATAAGGATGGGTTTAATAATGATCACTTGTTTAGTGGGAGTTGTATAGTTGGTGATTTGGTGTAGCCCTCAATAAGTTGTTTTCTTTCTTGAAGTGTTTCGATTAGTTGACCTGATGGTGAGTTTTTAAATTCGTTTATCTTATGAATACCGAATGATGCACCTGCGATCACTAAGACAAATAATGCGATTCTAACTTTCATCTACTTTCTTAGTAGTTTTTTTCTTTGCAGCTTTCTTTTTTTCAGCTTCAGCTTTTTCTTTAGCAAGTCTGTTACTTAGTGTACTCATGATTTATTAGTAGGTTTAGTTGGACATTCGTACTCCTGTTCACTCCAAGGGAACTTCTTATCTTTAGGAGTACATTCTTTTTTTAGATACTGTTTAACAGCAGCCTTTTTATTCTTTTCGTATTGGACTATTGGTACTACGTCATTACACATATCGAATACACGTGTACCTTCAGCTAACATGAATCCTTTGCGTTGCAGTTCAGCACATTTTAGTACACGTACAAGCTCATAATCAAGCCTCATCTTTTCCTCTTGCCGTGCGGCTATACGTCTACATTGTGCTAAACCTCTACGATCCAAAGGAAACATGAAGTTGATTTGACCTCCCCAGTTTTCAGCTATTGTATAAGTCCTCTGATTCATCTCTTCGTCATATGGGGTTGTATGATTACCCATATAGAAGGGACTGAACGTCATCGTAGCACCATTACAGCTAATGGCACCCCCGTAATGTTGTCTACTAGGAGCACCATTATTCTGAAATTGGACAGCTTGATTCGTCACATTTCCAGTCGCTGCAGCAACGGGATTAGAGGTGTTATTTACCTCTGGATCCGATGCTTTAACAGGTGCTACTGAGAGAAGACTGATAAGGAGACAGTAGTAGATTCCTGTTCGATAGTTCGATCTATTTCTGTTTTCTCGATGATCTGACTGGCTGCTCTGTTTACTATTTCTAAAGTGAAATCCGAACCAGCTGTTGTCATGTTGAAGACTGAATCTGAATCTGCTATTCCTCCAGAGCTTGCTGAGGTATGAGTTATATTGTCTCCCGACCATTTCTGTAATGCTGCACCATAAGTTGTGGTGACTATTTCCTCGTCTATATCGATTGTTGTAGTTGTTGTGCTGTTCATCGACCCTTGGGTGAAGTTGGGTTGAACTAATTCTGCTCTTACTACCGTGGGTGATGCCAGTAGGAAGAGTAAAAGCCATTTCTTCATTCTTCCTTTTTTTTGACCATTGGACAATTTACGGGGGTGTTATTGCTACCGTTGTTTTTATTACCAGTAGTCAAGCCAAAAGTTGCCAATGCTCCCGTAAAAACACTGGCAACGAAGGTTATATCTGAGTTTCCAGCTTTTTTAATCATTGGTAACTCAACATAATTCATGGTAATGATGAACCCAGACCAAACGACAACTCCGAGTCGAACGAATGTCCCAAGTACTTCTATTTGATGTTCTTTATCCTCTGCAGCTTCTTTCAGCCTTCCAAGGAGTCCTTTTTTTTCTGGCGGTTTTCCTTCCATTTATCGACTTTTTTCTGTAGGAATTTTTGTACTTGTTTCTTGATTTTGTCAAAGAAAGGTGTAGCAAGGGTGGTAGTGGCTACAGCTGCAACAGCTGCATAGGTAGCAGTGGCTACTACTTCTGCTGTAGGTAAAGGTAAATCTATTTTAATTACAGGTACTCTAAGAGTAGGTTGTTCAACTTGTGCAGTCTCTTCATCTTCCTTAGGAGCTTCTTCCATCTCTACTCCTTTCGGAGCTTGTAAATTAGTAGGAGGTATAACAATAGGTGGAAAGACTGGCATATCTGCAGTTGGTGGCTCTAGAGGGATGCTAGGCATATCTAGAGCTTCTGGAAGTTTACCTCTACCTAAATTGATGGATGGTATTTCCACTTAAGCTAATTTCCTGAATATTATATTTTGCTTACTAGATTGTGCTTTTATATATACGTTATTAGGAGCGTTTAACTTTACATAGAAATTTGAAGTTGATGTATCTGTAAATTTCATAATACCTGTTAAAGATATGAAACCATGAGTTACATAAGAATTTATATCTTGCTCTGCTTCATTGAGCGTAAAACCTGTACCATCCATCTGTCCACTGAGAGATACCCTGAGAGGGTTACAGTTATCAGATGAATACCGCTCCAATTGAAGATTGACCGTTATTTCCCATGTACCTGCAGATGGAAATGTAAACAAACCATCAGTATTTGTCACCCCTGCACCAACAGGCATGTTATTTTCTGATTTACGCTCTAATGTTCCAGTTAAGTTGTCATTAGCGTGGTTTCCTAATCTAGCATTACTCCAAGAACTATCACCTCTAGGCCAACTACCCGTAAGAGTCCATGCGTCAACTTCCGATCCTGCGGCGGGAGCTGGTGCTTGATCATTAACAATTAACTTAGTAGCCGATACAGCAGTACCAGCAAATACGTTTGGAGTATCTGCTGTTAAACCTAATGAACCATCCTGCTGAACATAGTATTTTTGACCAGCGGTTAAACTTGATTGGTTAGAATTAGTTGCACCAGAGACATCAATAGTTGCTGTAGCTCCACTAGAAGCAGTAGCTGCTGCTATACCTACGTAATTCTCAGCGGTTAAGTTTGTAGCAGTACTAGCTGTTTTCCATGCTTGAACTTCAAGTTTAGTAGTGCTTTGTGGTTGATAATTAGTTACTATTCTTTGTTGTGCTGTTTTTGTATAAGTTACACTACTTGCACTTGATACATAGTTAAGATCACCGTTGTAATATGTCCAAGTTTTCTCTTCGGTAAATGATGTACCACTAACTGAAAATGACTTTGCACCACCATGATTGTCTGAAGTTCTAATATAGAAAAGAACAGCTCTTTGCAATAAAGGATCGTAAGCACATGAGACATTGTTACCAGCTATTACAGAGTGTACAGAGCCTAGTGTCATGCTAGATGTACCACCTGAACCTGTAGGAGTACCAACCTTTGCTTTGATGTTTGCTTGTGTAGCGTAAAAAATAGCCAGTTTATTGATATCTGGCATCCAGCACATATCTAAATGATCACTGTCTAGTTCACCTGAGTTAACAGTTACTGTGTTATGCCATGTCAATGTCGTGCCACTTAATGACCCGATATGAAGTTTTAGTCCTCCTGTAGCTGAGTTTCCTGCATATTTTCCTCTAAGTAAATAAACTCTATTATTTGTACTGTCATAAACAACTTTATTTTTATGACCAGTAGAACCAGAAGATGCACCTGATATCGTGCCTGTAGAATCAACAGACGGTGTTGATCCACTTATTGATATTACTCTGTACTCTGCTCGTTGTTGAGTTCTATCATTACTAATAAGAATGAATTTATCGTTTGCAGTGTCATAACAAATAGTAGGTTCATCATGTTTCTCACTTGCAAGAACAGTATCTCCAGAATCACTAATTCCGCTTGATGCAGATGTAAGAAAAGTTGAATATATATCACCTGTTCCCTGATGTTTGGTCCAAATTACTAAACTTTTTTGGAGATCAGGAGAATAACAAACTGCTAAATCTTCTGGTTCATGGTTTGAAACTTGATAGTCACTTGTAACTTGATCTAAAGATGTATAATTGAGATTAAATTTAAAACTAGTTGCTCTTACTTGTCCACTTCTCGCATATACAGAAATTATATGATCAGCATTTTCATCATAAGTTATCCCCCTCATGCTTACAGTAGTAGGTGTTGGGGTTTCCTGCTTGTATGTGTAACTACTTAATTCAGTTGCAAGAACTTGTGCTTTCTTTACTGTCCCATTTGTATTAACAATGACAGCATCACCAGCAGTAATAGCTCCGTCTGCTGTTGCTTCTATTTGAGGTGCAGATGCTGGTGGATCTGTCCACGATAACGCTCCACTTCCTGAAGTTTTTAAAAGTTGATTTGGACTACCATCATCTACAGGTAAAGTGTATGTAGTGTTTCCTGTTAAAGCAGAAGGAGATTTAACGTGAACGTAATTAGAAATATCATCATCATAAAATTTCAACTGCTCGCTAGATCCTTTTAATCCAACAACACCTGTAAATTCGGCTCCTGTTTTATCTGCCTTAGCTGAATCTGAAGGAATAGTTTGCCATGA